ATATTACTTTTCTTAAAAGGAAGAAAAATGCAATGAAAATAAACGAAGAAGCAGTACTTTACATTGAAAGCGAAATAGGAAAGCTAACACTACCAGCAAGTGTAAAGACTACAAACGAAAAAGAAGAAAACGAAAAAAGAATTGTACTAGATAAAATCAAAATACTTAACTATATAAAGGAAAAATTACAATGACATACGAAGAATATATAGAAAAAATAACAGATTTAAGAATTAATGATAAACTAGAAAAAGCAATAATAGAATATGAAATAAAAAGGAGAATAAAAAATGAAATATAAAATTTACGCAATAAAAGACACTATTATCGGAGAAATGGCAAACCCATTCTATCAAATCAATGACGGACAAGCACTACGCAACGTCACAAACGCAGTCAATGATGCACAAGAAAATCAAATCAAAGAAAACTACCAAGACAAACAACTATACTACCTTGGCGAGTTTGATGCAGCAACAGGCGAAATAACAAGCGATGTCCGCTTTATTGTCAATCTAACAGACCTTAAAAAAGGAGAATAAAAAATGAAATTTTATACAGCTTATGAACCAGGGCCAGTTGAAGCTACACCAGCTGGCGAAAAAGAAATACCTATTTTTGAACTTCAAGTGAACAAAAAAGGTCTAAAAGAACTTGTCAAAACAGACAAAGTCAAAAACATCTACAACATCAAACAAGAATACCTAGAAGAAAGCAAAGTCGAAAACATTATCAAAAGATATACTCTAGGCGACGAAAGTGTACTTTACAAAAACCCTGGAGAATACCTAGACGTTACAAACGTACCAGACACACTTGCTGGCTGGGAAGCACAAAGAATTGAAGCTGAACAGAAATTTGCAAAATTACCATTGGAAATAAGAAAAGAATACAACTATAACGCACTTGAATTCTATGATGACGTCTTAAATGGCAAAGCTGAAGAAAGAATATCAAAAGTATTGCCAGACCAACTCAAAATGCAAATTGAAGAAAAGAAAGCAAAGAAAGCTGCAAAAGAAAAACCAGCTGAAACAGAACAGCAACTAGAATATCCAAAATACACACCAGGGGGGAATATTGAATAATGAATATCAATGAAGAAACAAAATTCAGCCAACTACCACACGAAAACATAAAACGTAGTATGTTTAGAGTTCAAAATAAACATATGACAACATTCAACACAGGCGAACTAATACCATTCTATGTATGGGACGCAATGCCAGGCGACACATTCAACGAACAAATGGCAATGGTTGTAAGAATGCTAACACCAATACACCCAGTAATGGACAACGCATACATTGACATATTTTGGTTTAGTGTGCCATACAGACTAATCTGGGAGCACTGGAAAGAATTTAATGGAGAAAACACAACAAGCGCGTGGGAGCAAACAACAGAATATGAAATACCACAACTGAAAGCACCATCAGGCGGCTGGGCAAAAGGAAGCCTAGCAGACCATTTTGGAATACCAACAGGTGTAGGCAATTTAAGTATTAGCGCACTACCATTCAGAGCTTATGCACTTATAGTCAACGAATGGTTCAGAGATGAGAACCTAGTTGACCCAGCATACATATCTATGGGAGATAGTGACACAGCAGGCAGCAACGGAACAGATTACCAATCAGACTTGCAAAAGGGTGGAATGCCATTCAAAGTTGCAAAATTCCACGACTTATTTACTAGCGCACTACCAGAACCACAAAAAGGACCTGATGTGTTACTACCACTCGGAAGCACAGCGCCAGTCTATGGAAGAAGCGTAAACAGCAGCTTAAACTTCAAAGAATGGGAAGTAAGCAACGGACCAACAATAAGACTACAAGCACAAACATATGCAAACGTAAGCGGTACAAATAATTACAGAGCAGATGCAATGACACTCGTCAAAAACCAATCAGACGGAAACACAGCAACAAACTATAAAGAGCTACGACTTGCAACGAAAGAAGAAAACTCAAACCCAGCACAAAGTCCACTTGTAGCAGAACTATCACAAGCAAGCGCCGCTACTATAAACCAATTTAGACAAGCACTTGCAGTTCAACGTATGTATGAAACAGATGCCAGAGGCGGTACACGTTATACAGAACTTATCAAAGCACACTTTGGTGTCACAAGCCCAGATGCTAGACTACAACGTCCTGAATATCTAGGCGGCAAACGCATACCAATCAATATGACCCAAGTATTACAAACAAGCTCAACAGATAACACAACACCACAAGGAAATACTGCGGCATTCTCACACACTATTGACAACAATATAGAATGGACAAAATCATTTACAGAACACGAGCTTGTCATAGGTTTAGCTTGTATTAGAACGGACCACACATACCAACAAGGCATTCCAAAAATGTTCAGCAAGAAAAAACGCACAGACTACTATTTACCAACACTTGCAAACATTGGAGAGCAAGCCATACTCAACAAAGAAATCTATGCACAAGGCAGCACAACAGTGGACACAGATGGAAATGTAGTTGACGAACAAGCTTTTGGCTATCAAGAAGCATGGTACGAATATCGCTTTAAGAACAACGAAATAACAGGCGAATTTAGAAGCACATACACAACACCACTAGATAGCTGGCACTACGGCGACAAATACACAGCACTACCAGTTCTAGGTCCAACTTGGATACAAGAGCCAAAAGCAAACCTAGAAAGAACACTTGCAATACAAAACCAAGACCAATTTATGGCAGACTTTGAAATTTGTATGAATGCAGCTAGACCAATGCCAGTGAGAAGCATACCAGGGCTAACAGGGCATCACTAAGGCGGTGAAATATGAGAAGTCCAAGTGCAATACTAAATCAAACAGCTAAAGAAATATACGAAAAAAATGGCAATAATGTTTTTGAAGAACTAGAACAACAAAAAATAGCTGCACAAGAAAATGCTGCAAAAATTGCACAAATGAGCATAGCAGAAAAAAACGAACTTGCAACACAACAATACATACCAACAGCACAAGTAGCGCACGCAGAACAAAGAGAAGATACAGCAATACAACGTCAAATGCAAGACCTACAAAACGCAGGAATAAACCCAATTTTAATGGCTACAAATGGCTGGGGTGGTGCAAGTAGCGGCGCAGCAGTAAGCTATATTGACAAAGAAAGCGAAAAAGTCAACGCAGCAGCCAACAAAGAAATGGCAAATTCTGCAAAAATAAATGCAGTTATGCAAGGAATTTCAAGCATAATAAATGCAACAGCAAATGCAGCTGGGACAGCTATGGGATTTGGTTACAAAAAAACATCTAATTTTGGCTTTGGAAGATGACCACAAAACGCTGTTTTGTGTCACTCGGCACCATTACAACAAGACGTGTAGGGTGCCGAGTAGCAAAGCAGCTATCTAAAAGGAGTAAAAATGAGTTGCTATTATCCAATAAAAGCAGTAGAAATTGGCTTAAATGATAATGGCAAAAAGAAACTATCTTTTAACTTTGACGGACTAGATGACGACAAAGATGCCATTATCTGGAAGCATAAAGGCTACAAGATAATCGAACTACCTTGCGGGAAGTGTATTGGATGCAGACTAGACTACTCACGAGACTGGGCAAACAGATGTATGTACGAAGCAAAACAATATAAACACAACTACTTTTTAACAATCACATATGACGACGAACACTTAAAACGTCAAATGAAAATTGACAAAGAAACTGGAGAAGTCATAGAAATTAAATCAGCTGCAACACTATTCAAAAAAGACCTACAAAACTTTATGAAAAACCTACGAAGGCACTGGGAATATAAGTACAAATGGAATGGCATACGTTTCTATGCTTGTGGGGAATATGGCGACAAAAGAGGGCGACCACATTATCATATTATACTCTTTAATTGTCCAATATATGACCTAAAAAGCATACGAAAAAGTGATAAAGGACAGCTACTATGGAATAGTGCAGAGATAGAAAAAATCTGGGGACAAGGTCTAACAGCAATAGGAGAAGTCACCTGGGACAGCGCAGCATATACAGCTAGATATGTTATGAAAAAAATTAAAGGACCAGAAAAAGACAAAATCTATGACGACATAGGCATAATACCAGAATTCACACTAATGAGCAGAAAGCCAGGAATAGGAAAAAACTACTTTGATGAACACGCAGACGAGATATACAAATATGACGAAATGCTTGTACAAACACGACAAAAAGTAATAAGAGCAAAACCGGCAAGATATTATGACAAGCTATTCGACTTATCAAACCCAACAAGAATGGCAGAAATCAAAGAAGAACGTCTACGCTGTACTAAAAACGCAGAAGCGCTACGAGCTACTGATATAGGCAAAAGTGCATACAGAGAAGTGCAAGCAAGAACTAAACAAAATGCAATCAAATCACTACGTCGCAAGTATGAAAGGGGCATACAATAGTATGTCTCTTTTTTTTATGGAAGCAAACTCGACGATGCAAATTCAAGGGCAATGAAATGGAAATATATATATGTCACTCAAAATAGCAAAGTCTCAAATAAAAATGAAACAGCTGCACGTTAGGAACCAAAGAAGATTTATGCGGCGCTTCTTCCAGTCGCTTGGTCTTGCATTAATGCCACTTGCGCTCCGTAAGGTGCGCGGGCATCGGGCAGGTCACGCTAATATAATAATTTCATTCGTTGGACAAATAAGCAAAAAATATAATAAAAAGCCAACGAAATGAAATTTTACAATAAATATAAAAAAAATTAAAATTCTTCTTGACTTATTAAAAAAAATATGCTTATAATAAATAAAGTAATACTTTTAGTAACTTGCAAATCTGAATAAAAGGGGGTAAATAATTGAATAGTCAAAAACCAATCAGACAAGTAGTTTGCTCAAAAATCACCAAAGAAGCCGCAGAAAAACTAGAAAAAATTGCACAAAGAAAGCACTTGTTAGGGAAGTGCCAACTAATCAGAATAATATTGGAAAGCTACGCAGAAGATTATGACTAACTATTCGCAAAACGCAGGTTTATCGAAAAAGTAATACTTTTTACAAAAAAGAACAAAAAAAGGAGAAAGAAGTATGAATTTAGACTTCGACTTAATCGTCAAAGTAGCCACATTTGGTCTAACTATTCTAAATATGCTAGTAATACTTTTCTATTTAGTTAGAAAAAGAAGAAAAGCAGAAACTCAAGAAGAAAAAGACCAAATAGACGAAGTCATAAGGGGAACACTAGCTGTAGCACTAAACAATATCAAAACAAACCTGAATGCACTTTCTTTGCGATTTGACGGAACAAAAACAATTAAAAATCTGAAACTTCTTATAAAAGAAGATAAAAGGAGAGAGAATGCGCAAGAAACTAAATAACACAGCTAAAGACAAAGACATATTCCAAAATACAGCTGCA